GTCCTCCATATCAACATCAGTGTCCATGTCCTCCATATCAAAATCTCTAGACGATCTTCTACGTGAAGGTCTTCCTTCATTTTCATCATCTCTGAATTGTAACTCATACAAAACTCTTTCGTTTAAGTTTGATTTCATGTTTCTTCTTTTTCTTGCCTCAGTTTGGATTAAATAATCCTTATTTGTTTCATTGTCTGAAAGATGTAAAAAATTACCATCTTTTTTAACAATAATACCATCTTCATCACCCATAGCTTTAAAAACTTTTAAAACTTCTTCAGGAGACGCTTGTGTCATATCTAACGGAGGCATTTCATTATCATCCATAGACATAGCTTCAATGTCGTCAGATTCTTCTGCGTCTTCCATGTCTTCCATGTCTTCTTCAGAATCTTCAACATCCATGTCAATAGACTCTTCTTCGTCACCCATTTCATCAGATGCCTCAACATCCATGTCTACCTCTTCTTCATCAGAAACTGGTACTTCTTCTTGTTCTCTAAGTGACCTTTTTTTTCTTTTTGAATCATTTAACGATTCCTTAACTAATTCACTGATTTCTTCCTTCATAGTTGAAGCAAGTATTCCTTTTGCGTTTTCACTGATAGCTTCTTCGACTGCTTTAATTTTTAATAAAGTGTCTTCTACTATCGATTTTGTTTGCATACTCATTATTTTAAATAGTATTTTGCTCGTTTATTTATCAAATAAATATATGCATTTACAAAAAAATTGTTTTTTATCAAAAAAAAAAGGGAGACAAAAATGTCTCCCCTTTAAAATTACTGTGATTAAATCTTTTATTTATTCAATAACCTCATCAATTTTACTTTCTACAATTGCTGTAATTCTCCAATCCATAGTGTAGGCTTCGTAAGCTTTAGTAACCTTCGCCTCAACGTCAGTTGGGGAAAATGCCTTTACTAATTTTTCTTCTTTAATTTTTTTTACTTTACCTGTGTTTTCGTCAACCATATCGGTTGTTACTCTAGCAACAAAATACTTTTCATCCATAACTTTATTTTTTATTTATCTAAATAATCAGATAATCTTTTCATTAAGTCAACAGATTTATCTAAAGGATTTGTTGAAATTTCAATATTTTCATGTTCTGTAAGTTTTTCCTCATACTTTGGTCTATCCTCTTTGTTCAAGTAAAGGTAAGCTCCTGGTGTTGATGGTGATGAAACTAAATCAAAACATATTAATTCAAAATCGTCTTGTACTTCATTTTGTTCTCCTTTTTTAACCAATGATCCAACACCTCTTGAAGAAACACCCATAGTAACCCCTTGTCTCATCATATTTGCAGCCACGTCCCCTTTTGATGAAACAACCCCACTTTCATGAAATCCAGGGGTTGTAAGTAATTTAACCTTACCAACTAACACATTGTCTTCCCACCAAATATCGGTTATTAAATGAGCCACTCTATCTAAATCAATAAGAGACGATTCAGGGTGATTTAATTCTGAAATTGACATACCTCTTTCTATCATTTCCTTATATCTTTCCGCTTCTCTTTTTAATATTTTTTCAGGGTAAATTCTTCCGTTTCTATTTGGTACTCCATATTTTTGTAAAGTAGCATAAAACTCAAATGGTTTAGAATGGTCTAATTGACCGTAAGATTCTTTTATAACTTTACTGTTTCTATATTCTTTTGGATTGATTGTTCCAGCATCCCATTCTACTAATATGCCCTTCCCTATATCACTTGGTCCTAATATTTTCATAATCTTTTTTATGATAAATATTATATTAATATGGTTTCTTTATTTTTTGTTTTACTTAATGTAAAATACTTTGATTTTTTTAAATCATCAAAATAAACTGAGGTTATAATATTTTTAATTTTAGATCTTAAAATTAATGATTTAAAATCAATAGTTTTATCGTGTACAAATAACGTAATTTCTAAATTTAAAAAACTTTTTTTATCTTTTTGTATCCCACTTGTCCTTAAATCTAAATCAACTATTTGTTTTCTTTCAAACGTATGTAAATCAACAATTTCTAATAAAGTGTGTAATATTTGACGTTTTATGGTTCCAATAATTTTATTCCAATTGTCATATTCGTTTAATGGCTCAATCCAAGTTTGTAAAACTAAATAGATTGATTTTAATTCTTTTGAGTCGACAGTACCATAGTAACATTTTGCATCATCAAAAACATTTAATTTTGATGTTTTTCCTTTTTTCATTTTTCATAACTTTCAAGTTTATTTTTTACAATAATATTAAAAAAATACTCAGTTGTCAAAAATTAAAAAATATCTTACTATTTATATTATAAAACCAAAAAATTTATGATTATAGTACAGGTAAAAAATGAAAAGTCTATTGAGCAAGCCTTAAAAACATATAAGTTTAAAATTTATAAAACAAAACAAATACAAAAATTACAAGAAAGAAAAGAATATAAAAAACCCTCCGTAAAACGAAGGGCTCAAATTCAAAAAGCTAAATACAAACAAAAGAATCAATTAGATTCTTGAGATTCTTCTTCTTTTTTCTCTTCTGATTTTTTTCCAAAAATCTTTTCAGTTGATGTAAGACCTAAACAACCGAATGCTAGCATTGCTACTGCATTTACTAAAGTGTCAGATGGTCTGATGTCACCGTGAGAATAGCTATTTACATATAAGGTAACACAAAGAGATACACCACACAAGATTCCTACAAATCTTTTTGATGATGCATTACCTTGATTGTCCATAAACAATCTCCCAATTCCACTAAAAAATTTTTTCATAGTCCCAAACTTAATTTTTTTAGTTTATAATAGTCATAATAGTTACACTTTGCATCCATTATTTTTTCTATTGTCTTATTGATTGTACCGTCAATATCTTTTTCTGCCGATTCATTTAATGTATTTTTTAAATTACCTATTACATTTTCTTTTAAAGTTAAAAATTCTTTTTTCATATCATCAAAATTTAATGACAATACATTTTCTAATTCTTTTTTTTCAGATTCATTAAGGCTTGATAACTCGTTTTTAAGGTTTTCATTTGCAATCTTAATTACTGAAGATAATGGTAATTCTATAGATTCTGTAATTTTACTTTTATTGTTTTCAGAAATTAAAGTGTTTTTTATTTTACTTTTAGACTCTAATACCGACTCTAAATTCCTTATGTTGTTATTATATATAACATTATCAATGTCGGTATAATTATTAATATTAGATTTATTCCAAGAGTTTATCCATTGATTTAAATAATCAATATTTTTGTTTTGACTTTCTATTAATACTTGAGAATATTCTATTGATTCATTAATATAATCATTAGCCAAGTCCTGTGGCAATTCTTTATTACTTGATAGATCATCATAAATGTAATAAAGTTCAGACATATCTTTATTATTTAATACCAAACTTTTAAATTCAAAAATAAATCTTTTGAAATTTGGTTTTTTTGCCAATTCAACAGCAGTGTTTTCTATTTTTGTTTTAATTTTACCAAAAGTGCTCATATAATTTTATTTATAAATATCACTTATCAATTAAATCTTTCAGTTTGTTGTTAATTTCTACCAAAGAGTTTCTCCCTTTTGATAAATCCATATAATCAATACCATTAAAAAGAGTTTCTTCAACAATTAAATTTAAGTCATCTTTTTTGAACCTTTCGGGTACTGTTGGTTCAGAGCCACCTGCCGGTTCAGAACCACCTTCCGGTGAGGTTGATCCTAAATCCATACCACCGCCTAAGTCAGGTGAACTGCCCGTATCTGTAGCCCCTCCGGTATCCGCAGCACCTGCATCAGCACCACCACCCATAGTAAATGTAGCACCACTTTTAGGTTTATATAAATTGTCAATATTGTCAAATAGACCTGTTTTAGAAATAACCTCAGCGGTTTTAGCTAACTCACCAGCAACCGCCCTTTCAATTCTTTGTTGTTGTAAATCTAATCTTATTTCTTCATCAGAGAAACCTAAAATATGTTTTTTAGCCCACGAAGCAGAAACAGGTGCAACAGAATTAGGTATTTCTGCAACAGCATCTTTATATAATGTAATTTTTTCTTTCCAAACCTCAACACCCAATAAATCAGCCTGTTTAGAAGGGTTATTTAACCCTAATGTGAAATTGGTTAACTCATCTTCAAACCCTAAAAGAAATAAATGTATTATTGCAATTTTATTTAGTTCGGCAATCATAGATTTTTGTATTCTATTAATTGTTCTTGCAAATCTAATATCAAGTAAAGATAAATTTTTACCATCACCAACGGCCTCTTCAAATCCTAAATATGCTTTTGGTATTCTCAATGAAGTTACTAATTTTTTTTGAATATACTCAATGTCGGCAATTTCAGCTAAATTAGCGGCTCCCGCCAAAGTTTCTATAGGCATTGCCGCAGCAGAATCTCTTACAGGTATAAAGTAATCTTGATCTACCGCCAATTGATTATATCTCATATCTACATTTCCTGTTTGTGGGTCTGCAATTTGGTCTCTTTTAAATTTAGATGCAACCTTTTGTACATAAGCATCAACATCTTTGTCATCCATGTTTCCTACAAATACCTTAAATACTCTTCTTTCAGGTGCTCTAGATACTCTATAAATCAACATCGCATCCTCACATAATAGTAATTGTTTCCATATACGTCTTGCCTTTTCTAACATAGAAGTACCGTATGGTAATTTTCTATCATCACCTAAAATTCTGAAATGCCCAATTTCCCATGTGTTAAATTCCATGTTTTTTTCTTTCCATGTGAATTTTAAAGATTCGTTTTCGGTTTCTTTACCATACGTAGAAGAGTTTATTTTCATACCTCTTTCTAACCTTTCTACTTGTATGTTAGGTAATTGTTGACACCCAACAATACCTCTTTCAGGATCAAGTTTTAAATAAACAAAATTATCACCATACTTACAAGTATTTCTTGTCCACATTGGTAGATTGGTGTTAATATCCAATCTGTTATTAAATAGGTCCGCTAATACGGTTTTTATTCTTTTAGACTCAGAATATATTTTTAAGATATAACCATCTTTATCTGGAGTTGTTGACTCTTCCGAATATATGTCTAATGCCGCTGAAATCTCAGGAGTATATTCCATAGATTCATAATCATAATAAGACGCTATTCTTGTTGGTTCATAATAAACCGCTTGTTGGTATAAATTACTTTCAACTTTTTGCCATTGTTTACCAATAAACATACTTTGTTGTGCTTGTAATTTTTCATTTTCATATTCTTTTTTATCTGTGGTTTTTAATAATTCTTTTTTGTCAAATTTAAAAACCGGAGCTTGTTGGTCTAATGTTGAATTGGGTCCAAACACTCTGCCCAACCTTTGCCAAACTGTATATTTTTGTTCTGCCATAGTTACTTTTTTAAAAAAATAAGATCAGAGATTAAAAATTAAACTCTTTTACCTCCGAATAACCATAAATACTTTTCATAATCACTTTGTGTCAAAGTGTTTCTATTCATATTCATTCTATCTGAAGGGTTTACAGGTACACCAGGATTAAAATTCATTGATGAATCTCTATATTGTGTTTTTTCTGTTGACCATGATTCTAACATCGCCTTTGCTTGTTCAGTTGCTTTTTCTAATTTAGAAAATGAAGTTTCAGCAACATATAACGCCATGGCCATTGACATAATTAAATCATCATGTTGTCCTTTTTGGTGATCTGGTCTACCATTTACATAAACAAATGTGTTTAATTCATTATATAATCTTTGGGATCTAACGCCAAAATTGTGTCTTAAAGACTCCTCAAAAGACGCAACTATTTGAACTCTTTTTGAGTTAAAATTAATACCCGGTATTTTATCTTGTGATTTTGGATCCCATTTCCATTTATCCGCTGGGTTCACTCCATCAACATATAAATTTTTATATCCTAATTCTTGAAGTTTTCTTGATGTTGCAACACCCATACCACCAGTAATATCGGTCACAATAAATGCATTATACATTGTTGCCCATTTGTAGGCAATTTCTGCAACAACATCAGGTGGTACTTTTGCAATATATTCTAACACTTGTTCTCTTTCATCAAAATCAATAATAGTAAATGTTGTAAAATCCTCACTATCACCTCTTGAAACGTCCATACCCATAATATATTTATGTCCCGCAACAGGTTCTTTCCATTGCCATAAAACACCCCCCATAAATTTATTTTCGGGTTCTTTAATATGATTATCTTTAATTGATTTCATGGTTTCGGGTGGTATTACATTATCCCCCGAACCTAAAAAGTTACATTCAAGCTCCTGTGATATTTTTCTTCTATCAAATTTTAGTTTTTTAGCCATGGCCTCAAACCAAGAACTGTAGGCCTTATATCCATCATTTTCTATTTTTTGTTTTATTTCTTCAAAATTTCTATCACTGACTTTAATATTACCGTAATCAACTGTAATTTCATCATCTTTATAGTCAGCTCTATTTAACATGTAATGTACAATATCATTACATTTAATTAATTTTAAATCTTTAGAGTATCTTGGATCTCTAAACCAATACATTTCAGTTATTCTAAAGTCATTCATTCCTTTAACTGCCTGACTGTATATAGAATAATAAATTGGGTCAAATCCATTTGGTGTTGAAATAACAATTACTTTACCTCCTGTTGAAAGGGACGCCATACAAGCAGACCAAAAGTCTTCATCCGCATTAATGTAAGCGGCCTCATCGAAAATAAGAATTGTAGGAGTATAACCACGTAAGGCATCTTTTGATGTTGCGACCGCCTTAACTTCACAACCATTAGTTAATTTAAAATGTCTTTGTGAATTTTTTTCAGAGGAAAACCCAACACCCATCCATTTTGGCCATTGGTCAACAAATGATCTAACTTTATTTGCCATCTCAACGGCAGTATCCATTTTGTTTGCAATAATTAGAATTTTTTCAGGTTTTTCTTTTTTTGCGAATACCAATCTTTTTGATGCCCATGCTGACGTTACGGTTGATACACCAGCCTGACGGTATTTTAACGCAATATTTTCATCACACTCGTCGTAGTCCCTCACCAATGTAACTTGATCATTAAATAGTTCTAACGGAACATATTTTGATTGTGTGTTGTCGTATGTTTGAAGATATGATTTAAGGGCATAGGGTGTATTATTTATACACTTTGCATATTCTAATAACGCTTGTTCTCTTGTTAACGACATTCATTATTTTTATTTTTTATTTAAAATTTTCAAAACATCTTTTTTAGATACTTCATTATAAATGTGTTTTCCAATTATATTCATAATGTTTTCTTCAATTTTTTTAATATCACTTTCTTCCGTTTCTTTTGTTTTTGGTAATCCTTTGTGTTTTGTTTTTGCAAAATCCTTTAAATCTTTTTCTGACATTTTTTTAGCCATGTCTTGAACCTTTTTAGAAACTTTTGTTTTTGGGGTATCTCCTCTTTTAACCGATAGAGCCAATCCCATTATTTTTTGTTGTTGTTTTGAAACCGCCTTTTCGGTCATTTCTCCTTCTGTTTGTGTGAGAACCGTTTTACCCGCATCGTTAGTAACAGAATAGTTACCTGAAACTGTTGTTTTTGATCCAACAGGTAACTCAATTTGTTTTACTGTTTTATTAGTGACTTTAGGTGCTGGTTGTTCTTTCATTTCTTTACTTTTAACTTTTTCGTAAAGAACGGTAATTTGTTGTTTAGACATTTTTTCTAATGTTTTCATAGAAAAACCTTCATGAAGAAGTGTCACAATTTTAGGATTCATATGATTCATCTTTTACTAAATTTTTTTCCCATTTTAATACGACATCTCTTTCGTATAATTTATTTTCAACCAAGTCTACACTTTCACCGTAACTAAAAACTAAACGTTTTCTTTTATGTATAAGGATTTCATCACTATCAGATTTTTCCCAAGCCAAAGAAATAACACCATCAATAGCATCATAAACACCAAAAAAATCAGAGTTTTGTATTAAATTTAATTCAATATCAGAGTTTTTTAAAACACCAACTTTTTTTACATAATTAATATCTGGAGGTGACGGTTTACCCGATGCCGGCTCAGCATCCCACTCATCTCCCCAAACATCATCCAAATCAGAAAATATAAATTCATATATATTATCTCCTTTGTAGTTTGGTCCTAATTCATTAATATAAACTAAAGTCATATAATTCTACCTTGTTGAGTTACTTTAATTTGTTTGCCGTTTTTTACAAAAACTAAATTTTCTTTATTTGTTTTACCAATAAATTTAACATTATCCGATTCAAACAATCTAAGAGCAGCATTTCTTTGTTTTATATTCTCACTTAATTTTGTGATTTCTTTTTTTATTTCAATCATTTTTATTTTTTCTTTTAAAAAGTCTTTTTTCTTTTTTTGTTCTAAAATCGGTTTTTCTTGATCTTTAATAATAAAGTATTTTGATAATATGTTTTCAACCGATTCTGCCATTGGCGGTGCGGCTAGATCTTCAGTACCTTCTTCCGAACCTTCTCCACCTAATAATTCGTCAGATCCCCCTTCAGTGTCTGTCGGCATTTCTTCACCACCCATAGGTTCTTCCATTTCACCACCTTTTAAGTCTAAGTCACCCTCTCCTGAGTCATAATCATCATATTGCTCAAGTTTGTCAAAAATATCATCTCTATCATCATCATCTAAACTTTTTACATTTATTGCCGATATAAGAGAATTTAAAACATATTTTTTATCTTGAGAGTCCATTCCTTTTTCTTTTTCGTACTCTCTAACTTTTTGACTTAATCTACCTGTAAGTTTTTGTATTGCTTTTAAACTAACTTTTGATTCACCACCACCTTCAGTTTCTAAATCATCTTCCATCCCCATATCTTCTTCACCCTCTGCCGGTGGCATTCCCATATCTTCTCCTTCCGCTCCTGGTTCTGTAGGTTCAGCTGGCATTCCCATATCTTCTCCTTCCGCTCCTGGTTCTGCAGGTGGTTCAGCTTCAGGTCCTGTTGGTGCTTCCATTCCAGGTTCTGCGGGTGGCATAGCCATATCTTCTCCTTCAGTACCGGGTTCAGTAGGCATTGCGGCAGGAGGTGCTGCTGTTGGTTCAGCAGGTGGGGTTGCGGGTTCCGCAGGAGGTGCTGTTGGTTCAGCAGGTGCTGTACCAGTTGCTTGTTTTTTAGTCTTTAATACGAATTTTTTTTTTCCTTCAGGTTGTTCCCCTAATAATGATATACCTTCGTAATTTTCGTATAATCTATTTGTTTCTGCAGCAACTAAATTTAATTTTTTCATTGCTTCTGAATATGAACGATAGTACTTTCTTTGTCTAATGTTATCAACATAATCTAAATCACTTTCATTCAAACCCTTTTTTATAATGTATCCAGATTTTTCTAAAACAATACCATATACATAACCATCAGCTAGTTGTTTTGAATATGTGTTAGTCTTACTTTCTGTTATTGTATTGTTCTTTGGAGTTTCTTTGTAAGTTGCAATTTCAATCATTCTTTTAATTTTGTCAACTCCTTCAAGTTTTTCACTACCAAGTGGTCTTAAATCTCCCATGTTATTTTTTTTAATTGTTTAATAGTTATTCAAAAATAAATTTTGAAATTATTTTTATATATAAATATATGTTGTATCGGTAAATTTTTGTCTATTCTAAATTTTGTTGTTCTAAAGATAATTTTTTGTCTGTTATTTTATTTTTAAAATTTTCTAATTTAGAAATATACCCATTCCTTCTTAAAAATTTAAACACTAAATTTTCGTAGGAATACTCACCTTCTTTTGATAATCCACAAACTCTATATTTTCTTAATTTATCTTTATATTTAGAAACTAAAAGTATCGCATCTTCTAAATCCTCATCTGTTGCGTTTTCTAAAACACCATCAATAATGTCCATCCATTGTTGAGCCTTTTCTTTTAGTTTTTTTGTATCAACTTCAAAATTTTCTTTAATGGGTTTTCTTATCCATTTATTTTTCATAATTGAAAATGACCCCATACTTTTTTCCTTTTCTGAAATGTCCTGAACAAAAAATTCAGTTTCAAATCCTTTTATTCTAATATCATGAGCGGCATTAAAAATTGTTTTTTTTAGATAAAACAATTCGCTGTATAGTTCTTTATTTTCCCCTGACTCATCAAAATCAAAAATAATATGAACGTCAAAATCTGAAAAATCACTCCAATTATACCCCACAAGTGAACCTATAAAAATTATGTCGTGGACAAAAAAATCAACATCCAAGTAATCTACAAAAATTTCGGCAGCTTTTAGTAAACGTTTTCTTATTTCTGGTTTTAATTCATAATCCCCATTTTTTTCTTTTGTCCAAACGGCAGGATTTAATTCATCTTGAAGGTAGAAACTATTTATAATTTTTTTTTCACTGCTCATTTTACAATTTTTTGTACTGATATTTTTTTGAAATTTCTGTGTTGAAAAATTTTCCTTGTGATTCTGATAATCTAAATTGTGAATAAACACTGTGTGGGACGTTGTCATATTCATATTTTGCCCCATTTTTAAATTCAGTAACTAATTTTTTAGTTTCTAAATCATATTCTGTTTTTACTAAGTTAGAGGATTCAACTTCACAAACTATTTTAGTTCCCGTTATAGATGTTGTTTTAATTGCCATTTTTTAAAAAGTTTTTTTATATAAATAGCTTAGATTAAAAAAAAGTACATATATTTGTATTGAACAAATCTTTTAATCATGTATAAATTATTTTCATTAGTATTTTTATTTAATTTTTTAGTTTCTTTTTCTCAAGAAAACATAAATGATCAATATTGGATAAACAAAAGTAAAGAAGCCTACAATAAAATAGACTACGATAGTGTAAGTTTAGAAGTTGTAAAATTAATAAACAATTACAGAAAGTCTCAGGGGTTAAATGAACTTACAATCTCAAACGAACTTGTAGATTATT